GTGTTCCTGCGCTCTCAAAAAACCGACCCCCCTTGCGTAGATTGCACGCTTTACACAACGATTGAAGATTAGACATGTCGTCTGCAAGATTACCAGAGATTAATCTTCTTGGAATGATGTGATCGACATGTGTAGCGTGTTGTCCACACAGTTGGCACGTCTCTTGATCTCTTCGTAAGACTTCTGCTCTTATCCTTCTCCATTTAGAAGTAGATCCGTTATCTTTAAGGCTACTCATCAATGCCAGTTGTACTTACGCCAATGTGTCCATGCGTTGCAGGGAGTTTTGTATCTGTGATGAATATAGTTCAGACCCCACGTTACTTGTGCATGTGCATCTGCTGTCTTTAGATAGATGCTCTTGCCTTGTGGTATTCCGTAATGTGAACCATTCTTGGCTTTGTAGTTCCATGCTGATTCTTTTCCATAAAGTCTTGATAAGCATACATATTCTCTTTTATCTGATATTTGTGATCTAGCAAATGCTTTTGCTGATTGTTTAGGATCTATTGTCGCAGGTACAGCACTTGCCATTGGCAAGAATAGAGATATCCCCATAACGATGGCTACCGCGCGAACTAACCGCTTCACGGTTCGCGCTGAGCAGTTGGGCTGCTCTAGCCCTGTAAGTGTACCGAACGAGTCAAGCGTTTCGGCATAACCGCAGGTCGTATCGGCGTGTCTAGTCGCGTAAGTCTTTGTAGTATTCTTCAATCTTGAGAGTGAGATCCACACATTCTTGGCAAGTATCGCTATCTTTGAGCGCATAACGAACATCGCAAATTGCACATAATTCCATAATTGATCCTTAATTATCTGTTGAGTAAAAGCCTTTTGCTTTAAAGATTGTTGGTGTTGCTTGGTAAACCTTGCGCATACTATTTTGGCATACTGGGCATTCCAGTTCATGGGGTTCATCGATTTTAAACTCCTTATCAAATCTTACATTTGCATCGCAGCCATCGCATTCAAACTCATAGATCGGCATTTGAACTCAACCCCTTACAAGTTCGACAGGTCATACCCTTGAACATCCAGTCACCGCATTTATTGCAGCGTATAGGGTCTAATTCTCCCACATTGTGCGGGATATTTGTGTAACCAGCCTTGATTAATAGATTAACCAGATCCTCAAAACGGATAACGGCGGCATACTCACGCGCATCTTCTCCTTGTCCGTTTAGTCGCAGTACGGCAAATCCAATCTCCCCAGATTTAGACGTGCGCGCTTTTATCTGCGCGAGAACCTGTTTTGGGGCGAAATCTGAACGAGCCTTTACCTCAACGTCAAAAGGCACATTCTGAATATCTTTCCCCATTCCGCGACCGATAGAAGCGAATTCCCAGAACTGTCGCAGATAATCTGCAACCACTCTTTCGGTGCGAAATCCTCTTGCTCGGCGTGCATTAGCCATTAGTGTTAGTTACTGCATGGCATTTAATACATTGTAGGAATACATCATCGCATCCCAACTTAGTTGTAATTGCTATTGGTTCGTTACACATATCGCAATAAATAACAATATCTTCACGATCGCCTTCTGTGCTTATGATTTCAGCAGTTCCATTTTCATGGAATATCATCATTTCACCCATCATCGTGCCTTTTGTTTAACCCAAGCGCCAGATGGGCTAATTTCGTACCAGATTATGTCTTCACCTTTTGCGCATCGATCCATCTCTCCAGTTCCGGCTGCTGCACATTTAAAATGACCCCACGCCTTACCCTTTGAATTTCCTGTGCGCCACTCCATCGCTCCATGTCTGCAACGCGGAATATCTTTATCCGTCTGCGCTCCGATAATCTCTTTAACTAAATTAACCGCTTCAGCAGATGTCTTAGGTGACTCAACTGTCTTTGTAGTCCATAAATCATCGCTCACATCTGGAATCGTAATCTTTTCCTCTAACTTCTTTTGAAATGATTTATTAGGGTCTACTTTTTCCATATCGTCTTTTGTGGCTGTTTTCCCACCTTTAAGCAATAGGATTGCTCGACCAAGACTGCTCGTAGCGATATCTTCCGCGTAAAACCTACGCATATTCGGGTTATATAGATCGCGGCTTCCATGAGCAATATTAGTAACCGCAGGGTGAGGGTCATTGATATCGCGATAGACTTCAGCGCGACAAGTGATAAAACCTTTTTCTGGATCATGATAAGTGATTTCAATATTTGTTCTCCCTACCGGATAGTTATCGATAAACCATTTGTTTAAAGTTGCCACATCTTCATAATCTGAAAGGTTAAACATTCTTATCTCCCTCTGTTAGTAATGCATAAATATGATCCAGAGCATCCATCTTCCCTTGATAATAAGCAACGTCAAATGGTGCAGTTGCTTGAATCTGGCATCTGAATATAACTGCTCGATTTCTATCGGTAATTTGCAAGATTTCTTTAATGTTAGGCATAAAGTTCATCCGTTTCTGTTCGAAGTTCACAAGCCAGAGCCAAGTAGGCACACGCATCGACAAAACTATCCTCATGATCCGAAGTTTCTTGAATTCTGCTCAATTTAACTTCAACCATCATTAGGCAAGCCTGCCAATCAGTTATAGGCATTTCCAGTAATTGCGTTAGACGTGCTGCAATACGCTGGTGATTGATTCGGGGAGATCCATAGACTGCTCCCCTGTGACCAATTACATCGGTCGCGCTTAATAAGACTTCCGATGCTTTCATTTGTCGAGACTTTCATAATAGGCACGAATAGCCTTGCGACCAGCAATATAACCTGAGTCATATCCGACTTCTTGTCCAAGTCTGAATGCTGCATATAATGCGAAGCAGATTCCTGCAACGATTATTATGGTTAATGAATTTATTACCATTTTTGCTCCCTTGTTAGTTTTATGATCCGCAGTTTTCACACCAGATGGAAGAATCTTTCTTCCATTCAAGTGCGAGTTTCTTGGTCTTAAAGTCGCATGTGAATCCATGCTCTTCACAAACCAGAGTCCAAAACTCTTCCTTGATTAGTGTTACTGTGCTTTTCATGTCTTAAGCATGGCATGGCGATAGCCCAAAACCTAGCGTTTCGGGTGTGATTTACGTAACAATTTGATAACGATTATCGAGCCTTGCCGTACCGCTTCCCATGGACTAGGAACGTGCCGTCTTTCTCGATATGGATCATGTCTACCTGATATTGGTTGCCTATCTCGGTAACGATCTGAAATGCTTGCTGCCAGTTCATCGTTCCTTTTGTGTAACCCGCAGCACTTGGTCTCATGAGATGCCCCGAATCGTAGCCTCTGATAATGCGTCCAACCTTGCCCCCTGAAGCCTCTGTAAAGGCTGATTGACCCGCTCTGTGTGTGTGACCACATATAACGCTAAAACCATGCCTACGAGCCGCTCCAAGCGCCGTTAGACCCGCATTAGGGTTAATCCCTTGCTCATCCCCATGAATGGCTATAAGTCGGTTTAAACCGCTTCCTGCGACTGTATACGGGGTCTTATGATAGGTCGCTCCAAGTTCATCGAATTTCATGAATTTTGGATACTGCAACTCTGGCAAGGCTAGAAATGCTGGGATCTTCTTCATGATCACGTTGTATAAACGATCTGTGTGATTGCTTCGAATGACGTGAGCATCCTTGGAATACTGAAAGAATGACCAGAGAAGTTCGACTGTGTAATCTCTGTCGCTTGCTAGGGTCTGTTCGAACCAACCCATCGTACCCTCTGTCCAACGCGAAATCTGGGGTAGATCAATTTCGTCACCCAAAACCACGATGGAGTCTGGACGGAATGTCTTTAAGAATCCTTCAATATTTCGGCATACATGAGTATCTTCGTATGGTGATTGTAAATCTGGAATTATTACTGTGCGTTTCATCTCATATCCTTTTGGGAAGCCAAGTAGATCGATCCGCCGGTAGACGTATCGCATTCGATAGCGATGGTTATCGCCTTTTCTATTGCTTGCCGTGCAGCCCATTCATCATCGATGTTTTGGGTCTTTAGTGCGCCTAATGCATAAGCGCCACCAGATCCCGATACATATAACGGGTCTTTTGAACGCTCCCATGAGTAATCCTCAAATATCGGATAGATAACCCCATGAACTATTACAAGGAATTCGGAATCGTGGAGTGCAGACGATGAATCCTGCTTCATATCGTAACCAGCATCCAGAAATGCTTTACGCATGGACGGAATGAATGTCTTGGTCATGAATTTGTCTAGATCACCGCGTGGCTTAGGTGGAGTCCAACCATGTTGCAGGATATTGCACCCACGAACCGAACCTGCTCCAGCAATTAAGTAAGCGCCATTCTTCACGATCTTCGGCGTTGCCATATTAATGGGTCTGCCGTTTTCATCGGTTGAAAGACTGTCTGAGCCAATTACTGCCCAGTTTTCACCTTGAACTGCTGCGAGCGTAGTCATTTACTCTCCCTTGTGTGGAATTATTATGACTTATCCATCAATAAATCGTAGATTTTGTCTACGCGTGTCTCCAACCGATTTACTTGATCTTTAATGCTGTTTCCACCATTGGGGCGTAACTCGTTTAACCAGCCGCGTACCAACCACCTCAAGCCAATAAATAAACCAGTTAGAGTCGCTGTCGCTGCTGCGATTAACTGCCCCCATTCCGCTGCGCTCACTTTTTCGGAGTGGCATAACCGAATACGCCAGCGAGAATCGCCCATAAAATGGCACGATAATCTACATCGAAGTTTGATGCTGCCCATGCAGATAAGAATGCGCCAGCAGTAAGTACGAGCGGGTTTTTCATATTCATTTATTTGTCCTTAGCATCGGGATATTAAAGAGTGAGCCGTCTGCAACACTCTGTTTTTTATTGAACGATACATGCATGTGATGCCTGTGCTGATTCGCTCCCGTGTATTTTCTGAATTTCCAGTTAAGGATTTTTGATGCGATTTTTCCATCGAATATAATGTATTTAATTCGATTATCTCCATCTCGCGCAGCGATACGCAGTTGATCTGCAAGATCAGCCATGACGTCTGGTTTTGGCTTTCCGTATAGATCTCTGTCGATATCAATGGCGCATACCCAGCCGTCAGTAGTTGGTATGTGATCCGAGTTGCCTCTAGCGAGATGCCTAGCATCTGCCACCCAGCCATCGGAAGTTTTATCCCTGTCTGGATAGCAATCATTAACCTGATCCCTAAGAGTTTCGGCTGCTTTGCATAGTTTAGGTTTCATTATCCGAGAATAGTTTTTAATTCATCCTCAGTTAAACCGAGACGAGCCAAAAGAGCAGCCTTTTCTGCTTCGGCTTTTGCTTTTGCGGCTTCCGCTGCTTTCCATTCTGCTTTATCTGCTTCGTATTGAGCGAATTCAGCATCATTCATTTCGCGGTCAATTACTTCATTCGTTTCCATGTCGTGAATTCTTACCATTGGACGAGATGATGTCTTAGCCATTATTTAACTCCGTAAAGTAGAAGTGTTCCTGATGTAAAGTTTCCTGAGCCTGGATAAAACAATATGCTAGTTATCGCGGCTGTTTGGTTATAGCATTGAAGCGGCACATTTTGAGCGCTAACATTTGCAGGAGTTGTTGCATTGTTTGTGTATGAAAAACTTGCGCCTGTTTTCCAAGTTGTAGTATTTGTATAATCCCATAAATTCATTACGCTGAAATTTTGAGTTACCGCATTATCATTTGAGCCAGTTAAATTTAGAAAAGTGCCACTAAATGCGCCGCTTCCTTCTAAATATCTTGCTGCAGAATCACCATTGAGTCTTACTCTTATATTTTCAGAATCTGTTGATGGAAGAAAATTCTTTGCTACAATATAAAGATTATTATATGTTTGTGGAATACTTGAAAGAGTAACACTTGCACCTGTTAAAGTTGTAGTGCTAATTAAAGTCATTCCACCACTTGCGGGAGTAGCCCACTTTAAACCAGTAGCAGTAGTTGAGTCTGCAGTAAGTACAGTATCATTAGCACCAACACCAAGTCGGGCAATTGTGTTTGCAGCAGTTGCAGTTAAAACGTCACCTTTTGCAGTTAAAACTGATGTAGGAGATGCAGCCCATGCAGGAACACCGCCGACAACTGTTAAAGACTGTCCAGATGTTCCAATGGCTACACGTGTTTTAGCAGTTGCGCTTGTGTAATAGTCAAGATCTCCTGCTGTTGTACCAGCGTTAAGAGATTTAACCGATGTATCGATTGATGATCCGAGAGTACGGATTGCGGCAGCACCATCTTTAACTAAATCGCTGTCCGCTGGAGTGACCCAGTTATAGTTCGTAGTGTTCGGCATTCCTTCTCCTTTTTAGGCTACTATTGTAGCGTTAGTCCAGTCTAATAATGGGTTAATTGTAGTCCAGTTTTCTGTGGCTGGAACGTTTAACCATTTAAACGCCTGTAGGCTAAATGCTATTGGAGAGACGTTTAAAGTTATCTGCAGTTTGTTGAATCCAGCGCTGAAAGTCCAACCTTCCACGAACCCCTGAAATCTGCCCCCAGTCATGTTTGTTGGAAGATTTGTAATATCTACAGGCATACCCATAAATGCCCCGATAAGAGCATTTCGATCTGCATTATCTAATTCTGGGTTAGTAAGTTCAAATGTGATGGATTTAAATAGGCTCTGGGGATAGGCACGCAAGGCTAAATAGAAGTTAGCCTGAGATGTAGCATCTGCCGCGTTTTCGATGGTGGTCTGGATGTTTTGCGCTTGAATACCATATAAAGTCTGGCTAGCAGTATTTTCTGCTGTCTGTTGAGCATTATTCTTATAGGTAATTGTGACTTTGTTTCGGATATCTCCGATTCTGCGAGATGTGGCAATACCGCGAGATAATGCATCATTTCCAGATAATTCGATATAACCGTTTGTGGCTAGATATTCGCCGCGATGCGTAGAGTCTGCATAACAGATTCGACCCTGAGCATCTTCATAAATATAACCAACGCCAGATGTGGCAAGTCCAGAAATTAAAGAATAAACGTCTGTAGTGTTAGATGTTCGCGCAGTTAATTCATAGTCTCCGGGAACGTCTATCTCTCCGAGTCCAGTATTTTGCGCATTAGCCCACGTTTCGGTGGCTGTATAAGTTGCCCATGTTGTAGCGGCTGGAACTTCATTCCATTGATTAAATAAAATTGGCGTAAGAATTGTCTTGATTTGATTGCCATCAAAATCTTTAGATAAAACGCCATCGGTAAGCACTTTAGGCAATTTTGAAAGAGTTCCTAATGCAGTTACTTTAAAAGTCTGAACTATTGCCTTTGAGCCTGAACTCTTAACGCTCTGATCTATATCAGTAACGTATCCACCGAAAATTGGCACGAATGTTCCAGATGAGTTTTTAACTTGTAATGCAAAAGAATCATTTACATCGATTGCCAGAGTTGATTGGTCTGTATTGACGATTTCAACGAATGCATAACCTGCTACTGGCTGAGAATATATATCTGTACGCCCTGAAGTGACTACAAGATTAGCAAGAGTTACTGTCTGGTAATTACCACCATCGATTGAAAGTTGCCATACAGGAGACCAAGCCGTCATAACTTAACCCCAGATAGAGAGAGAGCGCCAAGAGTTCCGCGTGATGCTGAATCGTTGAGAATCTCGACTATCTGGCGAGCAGTAGATTCTGAGTCGATTGCTCCGTTTACGGTGATATTAATTGATCCTGCTAATTGCTGATTAAATGCTGCTGATTGAGCCTGACGTGCTTCAGTAAAGATTCCTTGTCCGCTTAATTGATCCAATAGGAACTGGGCGAATTCTGTATCTGCTTGAATCTGTGCTAATGCCGCTTGATTGGCTGCACTAATGCCACCGCCGCCTTTTGCACCTGCTGCGGCTACAACTCCACCTAGACCAGTTGCTGCTGTGCTTAATCCTGAAAGAACTCCAGCAAAAGACCCAGCACCGCCGCCAGCGCCACCAGCGCGACCCATTGAGACACCGCCGCCTGAATAACCGCCACCACCAATTAAGGCTATATCTGGGGTTGGTAATTTGTTATATGCAGATATAACTGCGTTAATCATATTTCGAACTGCATCAACAAACCCTGCAATTTTATCGATTGCTGCTCCAACGATATCGATTATCTTGCCAAATACTTCGCCGACAACGCGTAATGCACCACTAGCAAGAGTTGTAAGAATTGGAATTATATAATCTTTAATAAAGTTCCAGAGTTTTTCAAATGAATCTTTATTATCATTTATCGCTTCTTTAATTGGATCAAATGCTTTAGCGAACTTTTGAAGATTCGGAACAATTTGATTTACAACGAAATCTACAAGTTTTTCTATAATAGGCAGTAATGCGTAGCCGATTGATTCTTTTGCTTCATCAAATGCAACTTTAAGCCGAGCCATGCGACCTTGAAATGTTTCGGCATTTGCTGCGGCTGCCCCACCGAATAAATCTGAAAGTTTACCCTGCACGTCTGTAAAACTCATTGTCTTTAGTTCAGCAGATGAAAGACCTATGCCAAGTTTTCCAAGAGCGGCAGTATTGCCATCGTAGGCTTTACCAAGAGCATTAGCGACTGTTTCTAATGGCTTACCTGTTGCCTGAGATACATCGAGCGCAAGATTTAATAGATCCTGAGCCTTAGCAGTATCATTTGTTGATAATGCTAAACGCGCTAATGCTGGACGTAATTGATCGTCTGCCACGCCTGTAGCAAGAGAAGTCTTTGTAATCTGCTGCTCAACTGCGGCTATCTGGTCTCGTGTTGCCCCTGTAGCCTTCTCAAGAGCCCCTGCAAGGCGTACCTGAGCGGCTTCGTCTTCGATTGCAGCCTTTACCCCATCTATAGCGATTTTGGTCGCGTATGCGGCTGCTGCGGCTGCTGCGGCTGCAAATGCCGCTCCTGCCATCTTTCCGAACTTTTCAATCTTGCCGCCGAAGCCTTCTACTTCAGTCGAGCCTTTATTTAAATTTTTATTAAAATCGTCAATATCGGCGATTAGTTTAAGGGTTAAGGATCTAGTACCTGTAGCCATTATCCCCACTCCTTCAGAATTTTATCGAATGATGCAGTCCATCGAGCAACGATTTCTGGTTGCAACTTTCTCAACGTTGGATAAATAAACCATCCGCGAGAGCCACGACCTTCACGTCCAGACCAGACTGGGAATTGCTTGTATTTATTAGATCCGAATTCTGAACCGCCCCAGATTTGCTTAGTGGTTGCTCCACCAGAAAACTTCTGCGAATCGTAACCATAAGTAATTTCACCGATTTTAGATGATTTCTTTACTTTAGATCCTTCGGCAATTCGACTAGCCACATTCCGAGAATTCAGAGTGTGGGCTGAGTCGATTACCTTTCCGCGTACATATTCGGAGATGGCGCCAGATTCGCGCTTGGCTTCTTCTGTAGCCCCTTCTTCCATATTCTTCAGAGCCTTGAACACGCCGCGAAGTTCAGTCTTATCTAGACCAACTTCAACCTTTTCCATGTCCGTTTTGCTCCTTAATAATTTCTAATGCAGTTAAAATTTCTTCCGCAGTTTCCCATTCACTCATAGGAATTCCCGTAACCATCGCTAGTTGGATGAGAATCCTATTTATGCTCCCTGCGGAGAAACTTTTGGGTCTGTATCGAGTACCGCCACTTCCGCAACGTTTTCCATCCAGACTTCAAAAGATTTAACTGGCTTTCCACCTGCTTCTCGCTTCATGGCGTTATATGCCAAGAACATTAGATCCCATATTCCTATAGAATCCTGCGCCTTGCTGATGGTATTACCTGTTGCCTTTTCCCATTTAGCCCACTCTGGTGGCTGAGCCGTAAACGTCTCTTTTTCACCTGAGTTAAACTCGATTGATATAGGCAGTTTCATTTTTTGCTCCCGTTTCTATTATTAAGAGAAAGTCTCTACAACTTCACCCTTTGAGATTTTGAATGTGTATGAAACAGTCTGTGCATCTGTTCCTGAACCGCCAGCAGTTGGATACTCTGGAAGAATTGGGAACACGAACTGCGCACCTGTTGCTGCTGTAAGTGTAACTGAAATAGTTGTATCTGGTGCTGATTCAGCAGCAGCCCAGAGCGCTTCGCATACGCTTGAAGTCTTGCCCCAGTCTGCGAGCATGTCGAGTTGGAAAGTACCTTCAACGTTTACAGTCTTGTAAGCCTCGCCATCGAGAGTCTGGTATGTCTCACGAACGTTTGTCTTTGTTAGTACCGCGTTAGTCGCTTGTGCTTCGATATCTGTTCCACCTGTGAAAGATAGAGAAATATCGCGACCTGTGATTACTGTGGTTGCCATTATTTATCCTTAGTTTGTTTGTGTGTAGTAAGTGGAAACTCTGATATCGGCAACCAAGACATTTGATGCACCGACCTGAGTAACTGTTGGTTTTTCTACTGCTCCAATGGTGTATCCGACTGGAATTACCTTTAGAACGCTCATTACTAACTGCTCCAAGTTATCTAGGGAAGCAGCGTTATTGTTATAGGCAACGCCGCAAGAAATCACTAGATTAATCTTTGTGTGCAGCGTTGATTTATTAATAGTTTCTAATTCTAGATATGGAGAGTCCGGAACGTTTACGCAAAATGGAACGCTAGGTGTTTCTGGTACGAATGCGTAGACGTTAGCCGCAACTGTGCTTAATGCATTAGATAGTGGCGTGCGTACTGTGTCTAAAATCGTGGATGCAGTCATTATTGAGCGATGCTCTCCACGTCAATATAAGATCCAAGTAAACCTGAGACACGATTGAATAATGATCGACCTAAACGATAAGGCGAAACGTTTGTAAAGTCCACGCCTTCCATTTGTCCACCTGCTTGGTTGCGAGACGTAAAGACTTCAACTGATACGGCTAAAACTGCTTGCTCAACTGCTGAATTTCCAACGTAATTAGCCGCATTAGTAAGCGTTGCTGTTCCTGCTGGAATTATATTCTTGAATAATACGTCTGCATTTGTGATATTGCAGGTTAATACGAATTCTAATGGATCTGCATTAACTGTGCGTGTTCCATTGAATGGCGAACCGCATCCAGCAATAACTACGCTAGAACCTTCTGTAAATTCATGGGGAAGTGTTGTCTCAAAAGTCGCAATATTGTCTGTGAGTGATACTGACTGAATTGGCACGCTGAAAGTTGTAAGCATTGGCAAGATAACGATTTCAGCCGCATCTATGCAGTCATCTAAAACTGCATCGTTATATAAAGAACTAGACACGCCAAGAACCGCGCGTAATTGAGCGGCTGTGATGATGGTTGGCATGTCTAGTCCTTTCGTACGACTGGGGGAGCGATCGGGAGCAACCGCTCCCCCATGATTAGTTGATTACGCTACGTTTAACTTACGGAATGCTGCTGGGTAGCGATTAACTACTGCTACATATCCGTATAGTCCAATTTCGAGTTGTCCATTTGCGACAACGTTTGAGCGAAGTTGGAGAGTTCCGCTTTCGTGGAAACGCATAGCGTTAGATGGGTAAACGAGTGCATGCTTAGCGTTTGCATCGTCTCCTGTGTAGTTTGGATCTACAACGAGCGAAAGTCCTGCGACTGTTCCTGCTGTTGAACCTTGTGAAATGAGACCTGCTGCATTTTGTGGAGCAGCAGCAGCGAATAGTGGACGGCTTGAACCATCAACTGCGCCTAGAAGACCTGAGAAGTCGATTCCGTCTTCTCCGCCTGTTGTAGCAACCAAAAGGCGATTAGGAGTCATACGCATAACGCCGAATGAATCTGCAATACCAAGAGCGATTGCCTTGTAGATTGAAGAAGATGAAGATTGTGTAGCATTCTGCGCAGCAATTTGTGCAGCGTATGCATCTGTCTTCTGAGCATAAGATGCAGCCAACTCGCGGAGATACAAGTCAAGGAATGATGGATCGCTGCGATCTACTAATTCTAGATCGAGTTTTCCAGCGCCAGCGAACTTAACTACTGTATCTTCTTGGAATGTTACTGCTGTATCTTGTGATGCGAATTCTGCACCTTCGGCTGTAACGCCTACGATTGCTTGCGCACCCAACTTAGGAGTGAAAATTTTCATCCCAGATGCAGGAAGTGCTGCTGTTTCAATGCTTGAAATGAACGGACGTGATGAATCAATAATGCCGATTACATCGCGAAGATATGTTGGTGGAACCATGCCTGTATTTTCTGCAACTGTTGCAACCTGCAACGCTGCTAGAAGATCACGAGCATCTGCATCGCCGCGTGATGCTGCGATTTGTGCTTTTGCAACTTGACCTGCTGTTACGTTTAGGTCAATGCGTGGAGTTGTATAAGCAACTGGTGCATTTGCAGTTACAGTTGCTTCTGACTTTGAGGCTTCAACCGCTTCGGTTGATGTTGCCTCTGAAACGGTTTCGGACACTAGGTCTTCTCCTTCTGATTGAGTTTGGTTTTCATCCTGCGCTTCTGGCGCAGAAATTTCTTCTGGTGTTTCATTTTCGCTTGCTGCTACACGCTCAACACGCGCGCTTGCGATTGCTGGATCTGTTACTAAACTGATTTCATGAACTGTGGCTGACTTAATAACCATTACACCGTCTTGGTTATCCCATGAATTGACTTTAACTCCAACTGAGAAGCCATCGCGAAGACCGTCAGATGCTTCTACTAATGCATCTTCTCCAGCCATTGTATTTGCAACTTTAAAAGTGGCTTCGATGCCGTCTTTTGTAATGTCGTATGCTGTAAGTTTACCGATTGGACGTGTGCGATCATGCTCTAATAATAATTTAGTTTTATCGTTAAATTTTAATGAGTTTGGCTCGAATACTGTTGCTCCAGCAGATGTATTACCCTGCTCGCCCCATGTAACTACGCGACCAGAGATTTCGCGCTTGCCAGTATCAGCAGCGACTACATTCATTGAGAAATTAATTTCCATTGTCGATTAGATCTTCTTCCTCTTGTATCTGTTGAACCGACATCGCGCCGATTCGATTAAGAATTTCGTACACTTGCGCACGCTCTAATGCTGAGCCACGCAAGAAATCGTCTAAACTGAAGCGTACGACCTGCCCTGCTGGCACAAAATCCGCGAAAGATAACCTCTGTTCGATAGCAGTTAAGATTGGACGTAATGAAAAATCTAAAAGACCTTTACGCTCTGATAATGCGTTGGAATAAGTCATAGATGTAGTTTCAGCGCTTAAGAAATATGCAGGAATGCCGGCATGGCGTGCAATTTCTAGCGCCACATATTGGCGGCTTTCTGCTAACTGTAAAGATGCTGGATCGAAGCCAAGCACTTCTAGATTAACGTCTGCGTTTAAGAATGCTGTGGAGTTATCTTGGCGAGACTTCGACCAACTATTGATAAGCGAACGGATACGCTCTGCTGTTAGGTTTGTTCCATTAGATTTTAAAACTGTTGCTGGAACTGGATTCTTTGCATAATTAAGAGCAGCCTTTTCAAGCCATACCGCCGCATTAACTGTGCGACCTGCGCGAGATCCGAATCCTTCATCTAATCCTTGAAATGCAATTACGCTTCCAACTCCAGATAATGGTGCGCGTTGTCCGCGAATTGTGTAACCAATGATTTCAGTCATTGTCGAGTTATATTCTGGCGTTACCCATTCATAAGGAATGCGCGTCCAGTCTTGAATGCGACCGTCTGCATAAAGTTCGTTTACAATTCCGTAACCTACGCCGTAATACCAGATATCGAATGCTAAAAATGAATATACAACTGAACCAGCGACTCTACGATCTGGTTGATTAATGCAGCGATTTGCTTCGACATGTGCACCAGTTGCTTTAATATAAACTTCTTTTGGCAGCGTGCCGATTGTGCTCGTGATAATTCCGCGAGCACGCGCAACGCTTGGCACAGTAAGAGCCTGAGCAGCAGTTACGAATGTTCCGTCATATTGTGCAAGTAAATTGCTAATTTCAAATGGCGCGAGTGAAGCCGCCACATCGACTTGCTGTCCGATTTCTGGCGATTTAGTTATGAATAAGTCTTTGATTCCCATTAGTGCAAATTATACACTAGAGAGTGATTTATCCCACCACGATATCGACTTCTGTTTCTGGACGTGTTGCGAAATGGCTCACCATCGCCATCGCTACAGTTGCGCAGATAGTTGCATTACTTGCTTTTCGCCCTAAGTACCAGCCGCCATCCTTAAATGGCAGTTTTACTGCGCTGAGAGCCTGATTATTTAATTCTTGCTGATTTGTATGGATCAATCGACCCGAAGTAATGGCAGATAGCATTTCATCGCATGCTTGCCCATATAACGCACCATCGATTGGATAAGTCTGGATACCTGCTGGCGCTAAACGTGCCGCAACCGCTCCAGCAGTTTGCTTTGAATAGGCAACTGTCTCGGTTGAATACTTTCGAACCCAATCTGCTATCTCATTAGCCATCTGTTTATCATCTAGGTTTACTGGATTGCTAAACGTTGCCAATAAGACCACCAAGAAGTTATCTGCTTGCTGTTGAGCGGCAACTAATGCCCCTTCTTGACGATTAGGGCTTAAGTCGATAGCCATCCAAGTAGTCGCTTCACGATCTAACTTGGCTTCTGGTTTTGCACATGCTTCCCATGCGCTCGGATTAATTGCAGGGTTTACAACTGAGACCCATTGGCACAAGACTTCTGTTCGGATAATAGATTCATCATCATTTAAGACTGCTCTTAGGTTATCTGGATGAACGGTATAACCAAGTGATGGATTTGATTGCGCTGCACCTGCCCAGAATTCGGGAGAATCATCTACTGGGGTCTCTGGTGGCGCTGACCATTCGAACCATGCTATCGGATCATCATTACCAGCGATTGCAGCGATTGCGCGCTCGCGCAGTCTGTTCAGCACTACTGAGTGCTGGTCTCCAGCGTTGCTGAGAATAATCGTCATAGGATTCTTTGAACTCATCTGGGTATATCTCATTGAAGACCAAACATCCATCGATTGATATTCTCGAACTTCATCCATGAATATCGTGTCTACTGAAGCGATACCGCGAGCGGCTGAGTTATTGGCTCGAACTAGATATCGCTCGCCAGATTTTAAGCGAATTTCCTGAGATCCCTTAGATTCGAACTTCTTATGGAACCTTGCTAAGAGTTCGGGAGTTCCTTGAATGATCTGGTCAATCTTGTAAAAGATTTCTGAAGACGTTGTAAGTTTATGAGCCGTAGCAACTTGTAACTTTTCGCCCAGTTCGTACATCTTGAAAAGGATGAGCAGCGACATAAACGTAGACTTACCCTGCTGACGTGAGACCACGATTCCAACTTCGCTAGATGCCCAGCGACCATCGGGTTTGTATTTGAGAATCTCATGGGCTAGGAATTCCTGCCAATGAAGCAATGGATAATCGATTCTTTTGCAGAATTCTATGAATTCATCACCCTTAGACGGAAGATCCAGAGATTTAGTGCGTATTCTTGGCTCTCGGATACCTTTAATTCCGTCTGTAAGCCGATTTAAGCCGTTTTGGTCTGATTCAAGCATAACTAGTCAGATTCATCCTGATAGTGTCTGATTGAGCCGTTTTTGGGGGTAAAAGAAACAG